AAATAAATGTCTATGTGGCCTAATGGATAAGGCGTGCGACTTCTAATCGCAAGATTGCGGGTTCAAATCCCGTCATAGATTAATCGTATACAACGCATCTGTCCAGACCTAGTGAATAGTATGGGCAACCATGAATAAAAATTGATTCCAGTTCGTTTATCTATCTTCAACATGATTGCATTTGAACCCGAAACCCATACGTACACCGTAGATGGTCTCCCCTTTACTTCAGTCACTACGCTACTGTCTACTTGGTTTGCCAAGTTTGATGCAGACAAAGTCATTGCCAGAATGTGTCCACCTAATCCGATTGAACTCAAAGCAGAATGGGAAGAAAAGGGACGCGTTGCCGCCACCCTGGGCACCCAGCTACATGAAGCCATTGAAGCCCATTTCAAAGGAACACCTGCACCATTGGATACCGTAGAGTACGGCTACTTTCAAGACTTTTTGGCAAACAATACTCTGAAAACATTTCAAGTAGAGTGGCGTCTTTACCACGAGCCTACGTCCCTCATCGGAACGATAGATTATGTATCCCAACGTCAGGATGGAACGCTGGACTTGTATGATTGGAAGAGAAGTAGTGAGTTGTCCAAAGGGTATGGACGATGTTTGATACCGGAGTTGTCGCACATACCGGATTCCAAGTATTGGAAGTATACGCTACAGTTAAATTTGTACCGATTTTTAGTAGAAGAAAATGGGTACAAAGTGGGTAAAATGTATATTGTCTGTTTTCATCCGGTCAATTCAGGATTTCAAAAATTAGAGGTGCAAGTGATTGACGTCAAAACTATATTAAACAAATATAGGGCTACTAGTACATGTGGATCATGAATTGGATCTTATCTTGGTGGAGATGGTTCTTTCCCATCCAAATCACTTATCCTTATGAGTTCAAGTATCCCTTATCTGATTCAGTAGAAGAAACGGAAGAGAATAAGAGATACAAGAGAGTAGAAGAGGTGACACCAGAAGGTCAACTCTACATGACGTACGATGAACCGAGTAATACTTTTTTTTATTGGTCGGAAAAGGCAATTTCTTATAAATATTTAGATGTAGCAGCGCGAAAATATGTCATTGTGTATAACTGTAAGGAGGTGTACGTAAATTTATTTAGAGAGATTATAAATTCAGCGTTGAAGGAGAAAGAAGAGCCGGCAGAAAAGGATGGACCTTTTGCAACCTTTAAATCGTATAAGCCGAAGAAGACGTATCGTCCAATGAAAGAGAAGGTGAATCAATATAAATATGTAGGGAAATGGAAGGAACCGGAACCTATAAAAGAAATAAAAACGAGTAGTTATTTAGATTATAAAAAACAACTGTATGAACGTAAGTAATGCGATCAAAGATACATCTATCGCGACTAAAGGGTCAATCCCAACAGAGACAAGTAAAGAAACAAGCACAACAGAGACAAGCTCAAGTAAAGAGACAAGTCCAAGTAAAGAGACAAGTCCAAGTAAAGAGACAAGTCCAACAGAGACAAGTAAAGAGACAAGCACAACAGAGATAAGTAAAGAGTCAAGTCCAACAGAGACAAGTAAAGAAACAAGCACAACAGAGACAAGCTCAAGTAAAGAGACAATCCCAACAGAGACAAGCCCAACCACCCCTACAGAAGTAAACCTTGTAAAACAGTTCTTACAAAAAGTAAGAAAGGGGGATTTAACAGATGTTGCAAAATCTGTAAAAGGTGAACCAGACGAAATGACTATTTTTGAGCAAATCAAAAAAAAAATAAAGGATGGAGATTTTTCAGACATTGTAAAATCGTTACCTTCTCCACCACCCTTTCCTACTGCTTTAGTGATGCAAATTGCAATGTCCTTGAATGATATTTTTCAACAAAATATTGGTAAAATAGGTAAAGCTGTTGGAGACACCATTGATATTGAAATTGAAAAAAAGAAGAATGAATTAGCATTGACCAAAGCATTAGGAGAACAAGCAACAAAAACAGAATTAGAATCGCATATGAAAAGCTATATTGAACATGAGTTTACCAAGTAACTTATTTTCCGGATTTTTTATAAGCAAGGTATCCTATACTTAAAGATAAATCAAAGGATGAACCCAACATACGTTTGGCAATTTCCATCGCAACCCTCTCTTTCTCTGATAGTTGAGAAAGATATTCCATCGTAACAATAGACTAGAAAATAATAATCAATTTTTATATGTTAAGTTATGGTTCTTATGGATGTGTGTATTATCCGGGAACAGACTGTAACGGAGAGATTAATAAAACAGACGTTTCTAAAATTGTCAACACCAAATATTCTGCTCGCGAAATTGCCATAGGAAAAAAGATTAAACAAATCCCTAACTACCAAGACTTTTTTGTACCTGTAGAAAAGTCTTGTCCCATTCAATCCAACAAAGTAAAACGATGTAAAGCCCTCACCTATGAAACCACGTTTACATTACTCACCATGCCCTACTTGAAACCAGTAGTCAGTACATTTGACCGTACTGCATTCAACACGCTTACGTATGCCATAGAGCTTCTGATAGAACATAAACTGGTACATTTTGACATTAAATTAGATAACATTATCTTTACACCGAAGCCCTACTTGATTGATTTTGGTATTTCTTTGGACATGTCTGATGTAGATTTGGCATCCTACTTTTTTGTGTACGATCCACATCAATATATTTGGCCGATTGAAGTACACCTGTTATGCTACATGATAGATCAAAATTGGTCAGAGGCTAGTTTAAAAAAAGTATGTGAAAAAGTATGTAATAGTCCTATAAAACCGTTATTACAGGATGACTATAAGGTGAAATGTATACAACATTATAGTTATGTTTGGAAATTACCTCGTAAAGAAGTGATTGCCAAATTAATGGAAGGATGGAAAACATGGGACATGTATGCATTGACGTTATTATTATCACAGCCGCACGCGAATCTACATTATGATGCGACGAAACGTTTATCGCCGGCGGCGTCTCGTTTTGCGTGAGCGGCGACCACCTACACTGGAAGCAGAGCGTGTGAGCGAAGACCGTGATTCCATACCATGGTACGATCCACCACGAGTCATTGCCCTCAAAGATTGCATTGCGGATTGAAGGCCGCTGGTTGCGGACATGGGTGGTTCACCACCCTGTTGGCTCTGGTTCTGCTGGTTCATCTGGCTCTTGTTCTGGTCCATTTCATCATCTTGCTCACCGCCCTGTTGGTGCTGGTTCTGGCTCTGGTTCGCACCACCATAGCTATTCTTGGCATGCTTCAATAACTGTTTGTAGCTCATGTTCCGGTTATTCTTGCGAAACTGGCGAACGTGGTTTAACCAAGCGTTGGGCATACTATACCTTTATAAAAAAATTGATTTCCATTTAAGAAAAGAATTCAAAAATGCCTAAACGTTCTCAGAACTATTTCCGTCCTCCAGAGGAAGAAGGTGAAATTGTCGCCATCCTAGAAAAAAACATGGGAAATGGAATCCTACAAGTCAAAGTACCAGGAGGTACGATGTTGTGTCACGTACGTAAAAAGTTCGGTAAAGAACGCAGTCCTCTTAGAGTAGGCGTATGGCTTCTTGTAGGTCTACGTTCCTTTGAAACCAACAAAAAACATTGTGACCTTCTAGAAATTTATTCAGACGCAGAAGTCGCCCGCTTACTTACCATGGATGGACCATGGCGTATCTTTGAACAAAAGGAAGACATTGATTTCGTAGACAAGGTAGACGTAGAAAAGACGGACGTTGTCCTAGACATGGACATTAACATAGATGACATTTAAGCAATCGTACCACAATTATGAAATACTTTGAACGGTTCACCTAACTGGTTACACGAAGCACCCACCTCTACATAATATCTTTTATAATCCATATCCAACACCGTCTTGGTGTAAGGTGTACACCTTGCTTTTTTGTTGGCCTGTAGTCCTTGCGTATAATCGCCTTTGATCACAGGGCAGCCCAACACCTCTTTCTTCACCCTTTCTATGTAGGGCACGGTCTGTACATTGAACGTGTGAGACCTAGGGTAAGCACCGTGCAGGATACCCGTGTACTTGGTTTCAATCATCCCCTTTTGATTCATGACAGACTGTTTCACTAACGTTTGAGGTGTTCCTAAAGAGGATCGTTGAATTTTCTGAGGATACTTTCCACCGCATGTACGAGCGCGCCATCCCCCTACACGACACCTACTTCCCATACCGTGACCCATGGGCGCTGGACCGCGAAAGGGTGTGCGCGTGACACTTCTTCCCAAATTGGCAACGGGATGCCGCAACGCCCCGTTCAAAGAAAATCCGGCCTTTGTAGAATGGACTCCGTACATGGCAAGCGATTTTGCTTTCATGGTAGCAATGGACATACTAAACATTGTTAAAAAAATTGAAACGCGATCTGACACCACTTTCATAAAATGTCTCGCAAGTTTCGCACCGATTTTCGCAAGGAGTTCCCGCAGCTGTGTGCTGTCCCCAAGGCTGACGCACCACTCAGCTTCTCCCATATCAAAGATATTGTAGAGCCACCTCCCGTCATTGTCAAGACTCTACCCTATGGATGGGTAGATTTGCAAAAACCGGAAACGTATCTCGGCGTCACTTTTCTCCCAAGCATGTCTACGCATCATCGCATGTGTGTTGCTGTTCACAAAATGCGACGGCGATGGATTGCGTATAATGTAGCGCATGGCTTGGAAGAGCGGTACGACGATGAAATAGAGTATGAAGTAGAGGAAGAAGAAGAAACGGATGATACGATGTCTGCTGAAGATCCAGAATATGAAAGTGACTTTTGATAGAATACAATGAAATGCACCTTGAATACACCTTTTTTTTTAGTATTGATAAATACTTTTTACAGTTAAACTGACACTCCAATCCATTCCATTCATTCCCAATAAATTTCCTTTATCGTCGTATAATCCAATCGTTAACGTTTGTAAATTAACTGGCCCAAAATATTCTCTACTTTGTAAAGCTAGAGGACCTCCGTTTTCAACGAATAATTTACCGGGGACACCATCTATGGTTTCTGTACCACCCGTAAGTGTTGTTTTTGCCCACTCTGTTCGCTTTACGGCAATCTTTGCAAAAAAGTTACTAGAATCATAGGATTCAATTGCATTATTTGTCATGGTTTGTTCAGATATGGCATTGATGGTATAAATCTGTTTACTGGTAAGGTTACGTGTTGGAATCGCTTGAATGGTCGTCGCCGATGTCCTGTACTGCGCTGTATCTTGTGCAAAGTAGGTGGGCATGGCAATGGGCGTATTTGGCGTGTTACTTACAGCAATAATGCTGCGGTTGATTCGGTTTGTTTTATGATCTTCTAAGGATAATAATATATATTTCGTACCACTTGCATCTACTAAACTTTCTGCAGGTGCAGTAAATGGATCGGTTCTTTCTTTACGGTCAGCCGTGGTGATGGATTTACGATAGCCAAGTAACCAGCCTACGTTAGAATTAAACTTATTGTTCGCCAACAAAGGATTTGAATTATCTACCCAAAATAATTGAATCGTAAAAATATCCGTATTTATCGGAGTAAACACCAAGGTTAATATACCCGTATTATGATTGTAGGACGGCGACGCCGTAAAGATACCCGTCATTACTGCATTGATTTTGTTGACGACTTCCGTGTATAAACTTACCGTCGTATAATTCCCTTCGTCAATGGTCACGGGATATTTCGTCGCCGTACCACCGGCGCGAGTGATGACACAAATGATAAAGCTAACGGTTCCTTTGGCGGCAGAAAAGGTATACCAGGATTGAGGAATTTCCAAGGAGTATAGTGCTACCGACACTACATTCAATAAAGGTTCCGTCAATTGAAAAATGAAATAGTCGGACGTATTGGTAGGACTGGCGATCCGAAATGCCGAATCTACGTTGATTAAACGGGTAATGGTTTGTTTTAAATCGGGGTTGATGGTTCCACGCTTTACGTCTACTTGCACAATTTTTGCTACTTCTTCTTCCTTTGTTTCACCGAGTAAACGTTCCTCAATATCCTTGAAAAAAGCCGTTTGTTTGACGCCGGGATACTCTATGATTTTTTGGCGAATAGCTTCTTGAATGGAAGTGGGAGTTACCGCGTCAATGTTTAACCCGAGTAGTTCTACTAATTCTTCTTTACTATAATTATCTACTTCCAAATCCATACTACCTCTATAGATTTACTGTTAAAATTGAAATATAAAAACTATTGTTATCGTAAAATGGATTGCCAAGTGTGCACCGCTCCCTTTAACCAAAGCACGCGTGCTCCCGTACCATGCTTTTCCTGCGATATCAAATGTTGCAAAGAATGCGTCCGTACCTTTCTTCTCAAGACCTGTAATGGTCTCCCTAAATGTATGAACTGCAACGCCCTGTTCACCACTCACTTTATGGTACGTCACTTGAACCGATCGTGGGTTCTCACCACCTACAAAGAAACAATGATGAATACACTTACGAGTATTGAAATGGGAAAGTTACCAGATACCCAGCCCTACGTAGAAGCGGAGCAAGAGAGGCTACGACTTCAAAAACAGAACCGTGAGTACACGAAAGAAATAGATGAGTTGAAGAGAAAAATAACAAAGTTGTCCAATGCCATTCATGCCAATCAGTACCGTATGCGTGGCGAAGCAGTACCGACTTGGCTCATGAATGAATACGTAGACAGCGCGAACGTCGTCACGCTGGACCCGCGCAAAAAATTCATCATGTCCTGTCCCATGGATACTTGTCGCGGCTTTCTTTCCACACAGTACAAGTGTGGTACGTGTCAAACGCAGATATGTGCGGATTGTTTGACCAAAAAAGAAGACAATCATGTATGCGTAGAGTCGGACAAGTTGACGGCCGACATGATTAAAAAGGAGACCAAGCCGTGTCCCAAGTGCGGAACGCGTATTTACAAGATTGATGGGTGCGACCAAATGTACTGTACGTCACAGCAAATGGGTGCGGTATGTGGTACTGCATTCAGCTGGAAAACGGGTAAGATTGAAACTGGACAAATTCATAATCCACACTACTATGAAATGGCGCGTAACGGTATGAATTTACGGAATGTAGGGGATGTACAGTGTGGTGGTATTCCTGAAATTGGTGGAATACTGCGTATGCTTCGCCTGATAGATCCGGAGTTGAGTGGACGTATGGCTAGGATTCACCGGCGTCTACTAGAGCATATTCAGTATACGGCAAATGAAGCGAGGCAACGGATTCAAATGCGTGAACAAGAAGCGCGTAAGGTGCGTGTCACGTACATGTTGGGACATTTGAACAAGGAAGATTTTGCAACGACAATTTATAAGCAGGAGAAGGAGCATCAAAAAGCGGTGGACATTTATCATATTTTGGATTTGATTAGTATTAGTGGAATTGAGGCATTTCATGCGATGACGCAACAATTCCCAAGATTTACGGAACAAGAATGGATCGCGTACTTGAAGGAAAATCCGGGGTTTCCATCTATTCAAGAACCACTCAAACAATTACATGCGGTGCGCGAATATTGTAATGAACAATTAAAGCAGGTTAGTATTACGTATCACTGTACGGTGAATGAATACGATGACTTATTTACTTCGCATTCGGCAAAGTACAATATGAATGGAGAAAAAAAGAAGTAAATAGTATGGACTACTTTAAAGGTTTATTTGGCAAGAAAGAGGAACCTCAATCTTTTTTTGGTCAACAGCAACCTCAAACTTCTTTTGATCAGCAACCAGGAATTATGGATAGATTCAAATCAATGAATCCTTTTGCAAAGGGTGGTAAGAAGAAGAAACCAACAAAGAAACCCAAAAAACCTAAAACAAAAACAAAGAAAAACAGAAAATAAACATAAACAATATGCTT